AATGCAGGAGCGGTTCAAGAGCCAGATGCTGATGGGCCGGGGCCGGGCTTCCGGGATCGTTCGTGCGGATGCTGAGTCCCAGGGAGAAGCCTTCGCGGACAAGTTTGCAGGGAAGCTCTCCGGAGACCCCGCTTTCAAGGGGCTGTTCTCCGCGGACGGTCGGTCCATGGATATCGAGGCCCTCTCCAAGATGACAGGCGAGGAGTTCCGCGCCGCTTATGCTTCTGCCCAGAAAGCTGATCCTGCTGCCGCACGTCAGTTGTTCTCTCTCCGGGGACTCGCCCAAGGAGCCACCGGTGGGGGCATGGCTGCTGCGGGAGCGCTCGGGCATCTTTCCAAGACAGGAGAGCTCGCGGCCCAGCTGGCCCAGGGAGCCGCGTTCCGAGGAGGAGGGGAGACCCCGCTTGCTGAGCTCACTGGCGTGAACCGGATGATGATGGAGGAGGTCACAGGACTGACTGGAGAAGCTTTCGACCAGCTGGCCCTCCTGGAGACGGGACTCCGAGCCGAATACGAGGCCAAGGGTGGGAAGGAAGTCCTGGGGGACTTCTACGATGCATTGGCCGCTGGGGAGCTCAGCGGAGGAGCAGAGCTTGAAGCCCTCGGGGAGCTGAAGTTCTCTACCATGGAACGGATCGCCAAGGAGCAGCTGGAGGAGACTCGTAGCTTCTCCCAGGAGCTCAGTAACGTCATCGCCGGGCTCCTTGAGCAGATTGCCAGCGGCATGGAGATGCTGGTCGGGATCATGGGCGACGATGAGCATTCGAAGAAGATCGAGGCCCGCCGCGCCAGTGTCGGGGAGTCCCAGAGGATCGGAGACGAGATCGCTGTGCTGGACGAGAAGCTCTCCGAGCTCAAGCAGAAGCAGGTCACCTCTGCGGATGGGGAGGAGGTTGCTGCATTGGGGAAAGAAATCTCCCGCCTCCAGGGACAGCGTTCCGGTCTCTCCGCCCAGGGGGACGCCCAGTCCCGGTTCCAGAGGAACCTTTCCTTGGGGATGACAGCCCAAGAAGCGATGGAAGCTACGTTCTCCGATGAGCAGAAGTCCATGGTGGACTACGGAGAGAGCACCTACGCCACTCGCACCACGAAGCGTATGGGAGAGATGCATACGGAGACCTATGCAACGTCTTCCCCTGAGTTTGACAAAGATCGGATGACCCCAGAGAAGATCTCAGAGATGGCCTCCGGGATCACAGACGCAGAACAGGAGCAGAAGCTGCGCGACGAGGAACAGCTCAAGCTCCAAGAGAAGCAGCTCAAGGAGGAGAAGAAAGGGTTCGATGCTGTCGTTGAGAGTGTAGAGAACGCCCAGAAACGGGAGGCCCTGGCCGAGCTTGGGTCACAGTTCGGCTACAAGGCAGTCCAGACGGCCCACCAGACCGGGGACTGGACCTCGGTGGTGGCCAACGCCCGGAAGGGGGGTCTCACCATGGAAGAGAGCCAAGCCCTGGCCTTGGGTGGGGCAAGCACCGACCTTCTGTACAATCCCATGGCCAACGACTTCATCTACCGGGGAGACGGTCGGTCCGGAAACATCACGCCCATCAACAAGTCTGACGAGTTCTTCGGTGCGAAGCCGGGAGGTCCGATTTCCCAGGGGATGGGGAACAAGAGCGTCACCATCAACATCAACGGAGGGGACATCAACAAGGTGAAGGAGGTGGTCACCAAAGTGCTCCTGGACACCGGCTACCCGAGCATGAAGTCCTATGGCTGATCGGCCGATCTTCACAGGAGCGTTCCCTGCCGGGGAGGAGGATGAGTTCTCCGGGCGAGGGGTCCGCCCCGTGGTGTTTGATATTCTGGGCCCGGACTGGGAGACCTCAATCCTCCCCGAGGGGGTCCGGTTGGTCCTCCATGTCAACCCAAACTCGATGACCATCAAGTGGACTCGCTCGGTCGTGCGGATCCAGACCAAGTCAGGGTTCGTAGAGCAGCACTTCGGGGACAACGCGCAGAACATCGACTTCGACGTCGCTACGGGCGGGTTCAAGAGGCTTTACACAGGGCTCACCAGCACCACTTCTCCGAACCAGACGGGAGGAACCCGTCGCGAGACCCTCTCCTATGACAGCTACCTTGACCTGTTGGCTTTGTTCCACAACAATGGCTCTGTGTACGACGCCGCAGGACAGGTGGTTCTCCAGGGGATTATCAAGGTGATATTTGACGGCGGTGTCTATTTCGGTTGGTTCGATACATTCAACGTGACGGAAGACGCCAACAAGCCGTTCCAGTTCACCCTGACGGCAGCTATGACGATCTCCCATGAGAGCCAAGTCTGGCGAACCGCAATCCAGTTGGGGGACTCCTGATGGCCATTGCAAGCCTCCGAGAGGACCTGATTGCCGATCGGTACGCGACCCTCCCTGTGGGGCCAGGGCTGGTGTATTCGTTCGAGACCCAGGCAGGGATCCCCGTAGACGCAGGGAACCCTCTCACCCGGGACCTGTCTCCATTCACGATCCGGATTGTAGTCCCGGATCTGGTCGCCGAAAACACAGGGATCGATGTAAACCTGATCGGCCGGGGAGGACAGTCTACCGACGAGTTCAACACAGCCGCGAACGCTGTTCGTTCCTCTTTCGGAATCTCTACGATCACCGGAGGGACAGGAGCCTTGTCTCAACTCGAGCGGATCGTGTCGGCAGGCCAAATTGTATCGGGAGCCACGAACACGGAGCGGGCTGTCTTCACTGATGCTCTGACCGCAGCCGATGTAGCCCGTCAGGTAGAGATCCTCCTGAACACACCGCCCCTGACGCTCTTCGTCAACCCGGCGAACATGTCCGTCAGCTACTCGACGGTCCAGCAGTTCTCGAATCGAACCCGCTGGGGATTCATGTTCGAGCGCTGGGGAGAGGGTCAGCCTGCGATCTCGTTCTCTGGATCCACCGGCGCGTTCATGGCGGGGGCGAACCCTGCCACAGCGATCCCAGGCCAAGCGGAAACGGGCTCAGCCAGCGGAACTCAGTTCGCATCGAAGCGGGACAGCGCCGCGTTCCAGAACTTCACCTCTCTGTACCACTTCTACAGGAACAACGGCTACATCTTCAATACGATAGAGGGGTCCGAAGCCCATCACATGGTAGGCGGCCTGGCCATTGACTACGACCAGTTCACCTACTTCGGCCACATCGAGAGGTTCTCCTACAGCTACCAGGAGGGGTCTCCTCATCGGATCGAGTGGTCCATGGAGTTCACCGTTAGCTTTATGTACGATCACGCGGAGAGGACTACAGTGGTGCAGCCGATGAGGGCCTTGGGGGAGACCCAGACCAACAGTGCAGACCCTGGGCTTGGCGCTGGTCTATCTTCCGGAGCCTCATCGGTAGATGAATCCCTGGCCCACCTGCCCATTGATCTCCTGGGGTTCTGATGTCCTTGAGCAACCGCCCCTACATCGGGACCTGGCAGATGCGAGGCCAGACTTCGGTCAAGCACTCGCCCGATGCCATCGTCCTGATCAACGGCCACCAGGAGATGGCCACCTGTCCTACCTGCAACAAGGGTCTGGATCTCAACCGCTACATCACCAACATCTCGGTGGATGGGACCACCGATCCCGTTGCCTCCGCGAACATCTCCCTGAGCATCCCTCGCTATGACGCGAGTCTCTTCTCCTTCGATGGGAACCATGTCCTGAAGCCGGGATTGGAAGTCATTGTCTTCATGAAGGGATACTTCCCCATGAAGGGCTTCGCCAGCCTGGGGCAGGACCCCTCGGAGCTCGAAGGCTTCGACCCGGATGGAGTCCCCCTCTATCCCTACTACCAGGTGTTCAGAGGAGTCACGACCAACGTCTCCCATGGATTCAGCGGGGGCTTCTACACGGCGACTCTACAGTGCTCCAACCTCCTACACTTCTGGCAGAACCTCAAACTGTCCACCAACGGTGCGGTGATGGGGAAGAGGCCGGCGGACTCCCAAGTCCAGCCTGATCTTCGGGGACACAAGTTCACCAGCGCCAACCCCTACGCCATCATCTACACGCTGGTTCGGGTGGGGTTCGGGGCTGCCTATGGCGTCGAGTTCATGCTGGGGAAGCAAACCAGCATCTCGGCCAAGGACGGGGACAACCGCAAGTACCAGTTCAAGCACGCCGCTGAGTGGTGGGAGAAACGTTGGACGGAGCACTCAGGCAGCCTCCGCATGTATGGGATTGACGGGAGGATCTTCAACGCCTTCGAGCAGGCGTACCTGGGGGCCTGGTACGACACCCGGGGAGAGTCCTCTGGAAGCTCTGTGCTCTTCCAGACTGCGCAAAGGATCCTGCAGACGGAGGGCCAGGACTACAATCCCCAGAGGCATCAGGAGTTCTTGGAGAAGGCCCAGGAGTTGGGATACGACCCCCTGGCTACTCGGGCTGCTGTGTACGATACATCAGGAGGGAACGGGACGTCCTTCGCGACCGAGGACGTTCTACGGATGCAGGCGTTCACTCTCGATGTGGGGCGTCTTGGGTCCATCAACATGTTCGAAACCGAGTACATGTCCAAGCTCGAGATCGTCGAGCGGGTCAAGTCTATCACAGGCTTCGAGTTCTACCAGGACGTTGATGGGGACCTCGTCTTCAAGCCCCCTCTGTACAACATGGACACCCGAGACGACCCTGTCTACGTGATCGAGGACCGGGATCTGATCTCCATCAACCCTTCTGAGGGAGAGCCCGAGGCCACCATGGTCAAGGGGACAGGCTCCCACTTTGCCAATCTCTCCGGACACGGGATCGAAGGATGGCTGGGGGTCGGGGGTGTCTTCATCGACTACAAGCTGGTCGCTCAGTACGGATACCGCGAGGAGACCTTCGAGTCGAACTACCTGAGCTCTCGCCAGGCTCTGTTCGTATCTGCGATCAACCGACTGGACATGGCCAACGTAGGAGTCAAGAGCGCCTCCATTACCATCCCTCTCCGCCCCGAGCTCCGCCCAGGCTTCCCTGTCTACGTCCGCTCCATGGACTGCTTCTACTACGTGAGGTCCTTCTCCCACAGCTACCAGGCCGGTGGGCAGTGCAACACCCAGATCAACGGAGTGGCCAAGAGGGCCAAGTGGCTTCCCCCGATGGAAACCCCAGGAGACGGTTCTCTTCCGGATGTCTCCCACGTTCGCCTGGACGCTCCTGGGGAGTTCCCTGCCCAGCCCATGATGGGATTCGACCAACATATGTCGGAGGACGCGGGGGATGCAGGACCCCCGCGCAACTACGGATTCCCCAACGTTGTCTTGGCATTGGACCCAGACAAGATCAACCTGGCCACTGTGGATCTGGCGAGCGGGGTCATCACTGCGGAGGGGTACATCCAGATCGCCCTGACCTCAGGGATCCTGGAGCGCGGGGAGACCGACCAGATCTTCTATCTCAGGTCCTCCAATGAGGAGAAGATCGAGATACAGCTGTCCGAGATCGAGCAGCAGTGGACGGATGTCCAAGAAGCCCTCAAGGCAGGCACCTACCAACCGGATCCCAGCAACAACCTGGGATTGGTCCTGGCCGCAATCCAACGCCGGACTTCCATAGATGTCTCAGATTCCTCGAACCTGAACAACTACCTGGCGCTGCAGACTTCCTTGAAGGGCACTTTTGCTCCAGGCACCAGCGCCCAGGGCCGATACCGATACTTCTCGTGCTCACATCCGGACGCAGAGCATCAGGCGCCAGGGAACCTCTATGTTGATCACGAAACCTCTGAGCACTCTACGGTGGCAGGGGGAGTTCCTGATGAGGGCTTCACCACCTCTATCCGCGCACTGACCAATGCAGGGAACGGCAAGGGGATCGCTCTCGATACAGAGCCCCGGCCTATCCAGAGAGGGATCAAGGTAGCGGCGCTCTCCCAGAAGGAGGACCCGGGAGACTACAGTTTCCAGACGGAGGTCATGGCAACCTCCGATATCCGGTTCGTCACATTCGGCCCCCAGACGGTCAGGAAGCGGATCACGGTGTCTCGGACCAAGCCCGGTTGGAGCGCGGGGACCAACTTCGGCCTGTCCCCCTCCTCGACCAAGGATGCCTACACAGCCCTGCTGGAGTCCCGAGCGGTTCCTGATCCTGGCCTCACTATCGGAGAGAGGTTCGAGGACGAGTACTTCCGAATCCTGGGAGAGATCCTTCAGTTCAGTCAGGACCTGGGTGTGGATTCCGCTTCCCAGGTTAGTGCGGCCCAGTCCAAGGTGTCAACCGTGGGTCGGTGTCTGGATAGCTATGCGAAGCAGCTTGCCGAAGGATCCGACGGAAGCCTGGTATCTGCGGTGTTCATCCGGAAGTCGGACCTGGACGCCGTTCGGTCCTTGGCGTCCTCCTTGTCTCAAGGGCTGTGGGCCTATACCCGCCAAGTTGTCAGCGCAGCGAATAAACTTTCACCCGAGGACTGGTCCGAGTTCATGGATGCTCGGGAGAGCTTCATCCGGAACTACACAGACGGCGTTGTAGAGGTGTCTGAAGGGGAGCCGGGTGTCTTGGTATTCCGCCCAGACTCCTATGAAGAGATCAATGACTACACCCCGATCTTCCCTGTCTCCGACGCGGGAGGCTATGAGGTGTACGGGAACCTCCCATACGGTCGGGGAGTGGGGGTAGAAGCCTTCGCGTCCCTGATGGATAGCACTACCCAAGGGGACGATTCAGGAGACGCTACAACCACGTCTACGACCTCCACCACATGGGTCGGCGGGGTAGGCTCAAACGCCTCCGACCTCCAAGCTATCGAGAAGTTCATCATCCTTTTCCTGGCCGGAGAGGATCCCCAGACGATCTTTGGGAAGCTCTCGGCCACCGAGAGGGATGCTGTCCTGGCGGCATCCAATACCACGGAGGAGGCAATCACACGGGAGGCAGTTGAGAGCCTCCAGCACAACTCCACCAGCCAGAGAGCCCGTATCCGGAACACTCCAGTGACCAGCTTCTTCCGGGGAATGTCCCAGACAGGAGAGGTGGCTGCCGCCAACCTCGCAGATCTCTCGGTTACGGGAGACACCTGCGTCTGTAAGGGGGCTGACGCCGCGACTCTCCTCTCAGCTTTCTCGGAGGAGTTCATCGACCTCTTCGATGATCCTGTCCAGGGCTTCCTGGAGCAGCAGGCGGCTGGGGTCAGCGAGAGCCATCAGTTCTCCCGAGAGGCAATGGCGGGCTCTATTGTGGACAGCAGCAACGAGCAGCCTCTCGCCGACTTCTCCCGCGCAATCCAAGATTCCGTAGGGAACCTCACCGGAGGGTTGGCCTCCGCAACGGATGGGGATACCACATGAGCACCGCAGCCCTCAAGGAAAAGCTCCGCCCCCGCCAGCTTCGAAAGGACCGCGCAGGGGGCCAGCCCGGGGAGTACCCACTTCGGATCGCCAAGGTCACCGAGGTGGACTCTATCCAGCGGACGTTTTCCCTGTACATCCTCACAGGGAGTGGAGACACCTACGACAAGATGCAGATGTCCTTCCCCGGAGCAGGGGCTCGACACTTCCTCGGCGCCATCCCAGAGGTGAATGACCTCTGTGTGGTGGGATTCTCCCCTGCCGAGTCAGGGAGCTCAGCTGTCCCTTATGTGGTGGGATGGTTGGTCCCGGGAGCTTCGGCTGGGTACGACTGGTTGATGACCTCTCCGACCAAGGAGGACGAGGTCTCCCTCACCCCAGCTATGCGAGAAGCCCTCACGGGAACATTCGGCCGGAGGCGCCACAAGCTCCGACACTTGGAGGCCGGGAACGTAGGGGCCTCCAGCTCTCAGGGATCTGATCTCATCCTTGACGAGGGGGTCCTCCTGGCCAACCGGAGAGGGAACGAGCTCCTCCTCAGGGATCAGGATCAAGCTCTCGTCTCCCGGTCCTTGCAGAGGTTCCATGCGGGAGCCGGGGTCCGCACCTATTCGGGAATGGTCCAAAGGGATAGCACTCTCCTTCCGACCCAGATGTTTGCTGATGACATCGACTGGACAGCGGGCAAGCAGATCGAATCCGACGGAACCGCCGTGGCGCCTGGAGATCTCCCAGAGACCGACAACCCCGGAGCACTCACCGCACACCCCGTATTTGAAACCAACCTGCAGATGGGGAACGTAGATCCCAACCAGGCACTGGTTCGTGGTCTGTTCATCGACGAACACGGGATGATGTACGACGAATTGGTGCGTCCTTCGGCGACCTATGGGGGAAAGAACCTCTATCGGGTCTCCATGGATCCCAACGCTGACGGGAGCTACCCGAACGCTGCGTTGAGCGAGGATGCTGAGGTCTTCACCGAGGTCCGTTGGGAGGTCTCCCATACGGCAGACGGAACTCTCCCGGTTACTGAGCAGACCGATGGGATCGACATCGATCGGCTCCTACCGAACGCTCCCACCGAGGGGACGGACGGGAGTGGGGATGTGAACCCCCTGAACCGATCCCCGAACGCTCCTATGGTTGAGGTCGTCATGGGAACGGCGATCGGGAACGATCCGATCAACGAGAGGTCCAGTTACGGCCGTCCGTTGGTCCCCGCCCTGTTCGACGAGAACGGAAGATTCTCTCCAGGTCTCCACGCTGCGGGACCTACAACCCCGGTCTCGGACCACGCCGCCTTCCTGGTTCGGGTCCACAACCCCACTGACCCCAAGGCCCCTCCCGCCTTCATGGCGATCACCAAGGGCGGAGCATATCGATCCTACTTCCCGGGGTCTGGGTCCGAGAGCCACCAGGAGTTCTACCAGACGGGGAAGAGAATCCGCGTCGGGAGAAGCGCTGCTGGAGAGAGCTACGTCCTCGAGGGAACAGGAGGTGTCTCTGTCCGAGGAATCGGCGTGGGCCGCTCCGTGGACAACATTGGTGTGGAGATGCGGGCAGAGGAGTCCGCTGTCTCTATCTTCGGAGGAGCCGCGACGACCTCAGGGGCAGCCTCTCCGACTTCCGACCCCAATCTGACTCTGGCGGGCAACAGATACGCTGTCCTGATCGAGAGCGCCAAGTCTATGTTGCTCTCGGCAGTAGAGACGCTCAAGATCTCGGGCCAACGAGTGGAGCTCGATGAGATCGATACTCTCAGGGCCCGCGCGAACACCTCTATGGAGATCCTGTCCGGAGACACGATTGCTGTGTCCTCCAAGAAGCTGAACGTGACCATCACAGGGAAGGCAGAGTTCACCTACGGAGGGCCTCTCGACTCCAAGCCCACCAACGGTCCCTCGCGGACGACCACGTTCACAGCCACCCCACTGACGGGAGGGACCGGCGGGGTCGTAGATCGCTTCGACTACGTGTTCGGCGGCCGGAAGTCGGTGTTCCGCGTCGGACGCCAGGATACAGTGATGAACGCAGGGTCGTTCAATGTCACCACCATGGCGCCAGCCCCAATCACGGTAGGCCAGGGTTCCGGAGTCCATCTCTCCACAGGACTTCCGGGATTGAAGAACAAGCTGGACCTGGATGTCCTCGGAGCAGCATTGGTGGCCGGAGCGGGGTCCGTGAAGGTACAGGCGACCAAGGGGTCCGCCTCATTGAAGGGGAGTGTGAGCGCCGTGGTCCAGGGTGGGATATCAGCAACGATCCGTGCGTCCTTTGTCAAGGTGAACACACCTACTCCCTTCACAGGAGGAGTCCTCACTGACGGCTGCCTGAGCCCCATTACAGGACGTTCGTACGCGCTGTCCGGAGGCCTGGGAGTCGCTACCTTCCGAGTCTCCAACTGATGGCGTTCACAGCACCCCCCACGACAGTTGCCATCATCACCGCAGGACCTGATTTGACAGGCCCTCTATGGATGCAGATAGCCTCTGCGACGGGTGCTGGTGTCGCGGCATGGATCCGATCAGTCAAGCTCCAAGGCACCGTATCCGGCTTCCTGGGGGCTGGAACAGTCCAAGGGAAGTTCACTGTAGTCCCCAGCGCAACCCCTGTAGTGGCAGCGTTTGTAGCAGCCGGCCTGAGCGGACCTACAGGCCTCCGGATGGCTTCTGCGGTAGGGCTGGGAGTCGCCAACGCTTTGAACGCTTCAGCGACCTACAAGGGGGTCTCTACAGGGGCCGTCGGAGCGGATGCATCTCGAGTGGTATCTGCCCTGGCGCCTTCCTTGGCCACCTCCCTCATATCCTCTCTTGCAGCTCAGGGGGTCACAGGACCTGTTGCTCTCCGATACGCGACCGCTCTGAGCAACGGTATCAGCGCTATCGTGAGGACAGGTAGCGGTGTCGGCGTGTCGACAGGGGGAGGAGGTCCTCTACCGGGTATGGGGGCCTCAGTATCCACGCTGTTCTGAAGGGATCCTGAGTGGGCTTCAATCTCTCTGGGTACGTGCTCCGCCCGGCGCGCGTAGCGACTGGGAACGCTTCTTCCACAGGGGAGGCGACCTCAGGAGTCAGCCGGGATCATCTCTCTCCCGCGGAGATGTTGGCAGCGGGATACGAGATCCCGGCTCCCCGCGACGTAGAGCCCTATGCCGACATGTACAGGGCAGCTGTCCTCCTGAGAGGAGGCGGAACGGACGAATACCTGGTGTGGGCAGCCACCTCTGGATCCCTGTCTACAGTGGACTCGGATGCGTTCAGAATCTCGGGAGATCCCACCTACGTCCAACCGGCCGAAGGATCCCTGACCGTCGGGACCTACACAGACGGGACCGCTACCTTCTACGTGAGGGATGAAAACGGACGGGACCTGTCCTCCGTGACCGGGATGACTCTCCTCCGGGGCGACACCTTGGGGCAGGTGGTCGCGGCTTTCGATCCGGGGCAGGATCCCCTCATCGGGAAGGTGGTCATTGACGCCGCCACTCTCTCTTCGATGGGGGGAGGGTTCTCGGTAGGCAGAGGGGACCAAATCCTCCTCGTCTCGTACAGGCTCTCAGGCCCTACCTTCTGGTGGTCTCGCAACGATTCCCAGGCGACACGATTCGGGTGGGATGGCAGCAAGGGGAGGTGGGTTCCGTTCCAAGGCACCACTCCCCAGGATCTCGGGGAGGTGGGTTCGAAGGACTCTTATGAGCTCTCCCCACCCCCGTCCCGCTTCTCCGTCGGAGACACCCTTCCCGGAGCCTCTGGTTCTCCGGATAGCTTCTCCCTGGTTCGTGGGGGTCTGTTCCCCGACTCGACCGCGATACCCCTGGATATCCTGGTCGTCGCCGACCCCGATACCGAAGGGGACTATCCTGCAGTGGGCTCGGGATACGACGCTGTGGTCGGAGTCACCAACGGGGTCCTTCTCCTCAACACCACATACACCACCGCCAACGTAGGCCTCACCCTCTGGTACAACCCCGAGAGCTTCCGCCCTGGGGACGATGGGGATCTCGGGGAGCTCGCCGGCCTTCCCACGGACTCAACTCTGGGATATCCGGTCCTCTCTCCAGTCCCTGGACCCACCGAGCGACCCTTCATTCGCCTTGGGAGTCGCAGGTACCTGGCGCCTGTGGCCTACGATACAGACGCGGACCTTCCTGGGGATCCCTCCTCCGTCCCTGAAGGAGAGGTCTGGTGGTCTCGTGCAACTGGGAAGGTGGTGTTCTCCGAGACGGACATCAAGAAGACCCAGCCGGGAGAGACCGAATACGATATCGCATATCTGGGAGCTCACGCTTTCTACGATGGGGTTTCCCTCTCCACCCAGCCTGTTCCGCTCCAGAGCCCTGTTCCTCTGGTGGACGAGAACGGGAATGAGCTGGTCGGAGAGGATACTGGAGGCTCTGGTGTTCCTGGGTCTGGGGATCTCTTCATCCAGAGGAGTGCCTCTATGCCCCCTCCAGGAGCCTCCGGAGTCCTCTATGTTCCTGATAGGACCGGAGAGAGCCCGGATTCCTCAACCGCAGCGAACGCTCGCCCCAACGGCAGCGGACTGGTCCGTCAGCTTGAGGGCGTCGGAGATACCTTCATCTTTGCAGGCTCTCGTGCTCTGGAGACCCTCGAGGTTGTCGAGTACGAGGAGGATATCCCCACCCTCAAGATTCGAGTCAAGAAGACCGAGGCAGTGACCTCTCTGGAGCCCGCACCCTCCCAGCCGCCAGGGTTCGCTGCGACCTCCCGAGTCCAGATGAAGCGAAGAGGCATCAAGGGAGAGGGTCTCTACTTCGCGCAGGCCCAGGTCACTCCAGCCACGTACTCGGACGAGGCGCGGCTCTATTCTCGGAACTCGGAGCCCTACACTCTCGTGGGGACAGAGGAGCTTCGCTTCGCCGTAGACGGCACCCCCTACACATGGACGGCCTCTGGAAGCGGAGAGTTCACCGCAGCTCAGATCGCAACGGAACTCAACACGGTCATCACCGGGACGGGCCAGGCAGGGGTCATCCGAGGTCGCGTCTTCATCGAGGCCGGAACTCCTTCTTCGGGGCGTGTGGAGATCGGCTGGAACACCGACGCCGATGACCTCTCCGGACACACCGTCCTGGGATTCCTTCCCGGCTGGAGGGTGGATGCCTCAGGGGACACCTTCCGTTGGCAGCCCGACAACGGATCAAGCCTCGGCCTGTACCGGAGTCCTGAGAATCTGAGCCGGGAGAATCTGACCGCAGACATCCGAGCGACAGGCTCCTACACTGGGAAGGTGTTCACCGATAACGTCCAGGCCAGCCCGTTCGTTCATGTCAACAACCCTCCCTTGGTGGACATCCCCGGCTTCGATGAGGACGTACACTTCCAGATGAGCCTTGGGCTGAACCTGGTCCGTCTGTCCAACTATGGTCTCCGTCAAAGGGTTGGCCTCAAGTACGATCTGGAGAACAACCGGGTCATCTGGGCCGAGTTCGGAGAGACCCCCGCCACAACTGTCCTGTCCCCAACGGATACGCTTCAGCTGGACCACACGGGGGTCATCGAGGAAACAGTAGACAGCGAAGCCATGGATCCCACTCGGGCAGGCTTCGGTCTGTACCTCAAGCGGCCTGGTCTCATCAGCTATTCAGAACTGGGACAGGGTTCCGAGTTTCTCCTCCCTGGAGAGGGAGCCCCCGGGCAAGCTGTTCTGATCTCCCCCGAAGGAGGTTCCGTTTACTCCGGGGGTGGCGGAACCTTCTCATCGGGGGTCTTCTCGAACCCTGTCCTGAGCCCCGAGTCAACCCAGAACGCGATCCTCCAGGGGAATCTCCTGAGCGCCGTTTCGGTGGGTGACAGACTCCATGTCATCAACGGATCCGGGGCCGGTCTCTACACAGTCACTGGCGCCAACCTGGTCGGGGGGATCGCTGAGTTCACTGTCTCCCCTACACCTGCTGATGAGACAGGACTCTCGTGGAGGATCCTGGAAGGCCAGACCACTGATACCTTCGACCCCACGATCCTCGCAGACGCCCAGAGGGTCCCGTTCAACCACTTCCTGAACGAGCCGTTCAGGATTCGACTCCTGTCCCCCACGGGAACGGTCGGGGGGTCTCTATCCGCCGTCGTATCGGATGCCTTGGGGAGCAACCGGCCTGTGGCTCTGCGGTTCGGTCTTGCGTCAAGTAGTCCTTCGGCTACGGTCTCTTTCCTCGAGACGGGGTCGGACCTGGGGACATTGGCAGAGACCGGGTTGTCCGTCCCCGACGTAACCGATCCCCATTTCCTCAACTCCACAGCGCCGGCGACCGCGTATTTCAGGATCCGAGTGGGGTCTCAGGAGTTCACAGCCGGGACCAACATGACGCTGGTTTCGTCGTTCTCCCCGACGATCGCGACGGGGGAGATCGAAGTAGGGGAGCCCGGCGGCGGGGTCGCGGGAGAGATCCGATTCGCTTCTGATGTGCTCACGAACTTCGCGGGGGAAACGGTCTACTACGATCAGCTGTTCCTGGATGGGAGCCTCTTGGCCTCTGGGTTCTGTGAGATCGATCCCACTGATGGGAGCATTCGCCTCTCTGACGCTGATACTACAGCCCATACAGGGGAGACAGCCTACTTCCTCGAGGAGCTGATCACTGAGCGAGGATTGGATGTGGTGATGTCTCCCCTCTCCGGAGACATCTATATCACCAAGCCCCTGCGGGACGGACAGATAGTAGAGGCCGCATACTACCAAGCGGACACGGACGGAGACCCCCTCACCGGAACGTTGATCACTGAGTTCCTTCCTCTGATCGTACAGCTGGAGGAGGCCACTCGCGTAGACGACTTCACCTACACGTTCAACCCAACCGGGAGAACTGTATCGGAGGAGATCGAGGCGGCAATCTGGGTAGGTGTGGAGCTCCAGAACTTCGCTGGTCTCGTACAGGTCACTGTGAGTGGGAGTACTCTCACATTCGCCGAGGCTGTTGACCCCTCCGAGACAGTCAAGATCACCTATGGGGTCCTGGAAGCCTTCGGTGGGGAACAAGCCTACCAGGTGTCCACCCCTCCTGTGTACAGGAAACCGTTCTTCCTGGAAGAGGGCCAGGACACAGCAACCGTGGAAGGGAATCGCACCCCGGACGTGCAGGTCGGCGCCCTGATGGTCCTGGACCAGACCCTTTTCTACGTGAAGTCGGTCTCGTACGACGCCGGGGAAGACGAAACCACGTTCACTGTGTGGCCTCCGCCCAGCACCGAGGTTGGAAGCAGGGCTCCGGCTCGGGACTCCGAGTTCTCGTTCTCTTCCCAGAGGATCGCCATCACCGTAGACCCCTCCGACCCCGTAGCAGGGGGTGGACAAGAGGGATTCCTCCCAGTTGTCTCCGGGGTTCCTCTGGTAGAAGCGGACAGAGGGCAGCTGCAAGTTGTGTTCCTCGGGGACCTGACCCAGTACGCCCGTGTAGGTCATCTCCTGGAAATCGCTGGATATCCCTACCTGGTTGCAGGCTCTGCTCTGTCCGATGATGGGAGATTCACCCGAGTAGACCTCTCCAACCCCATAGCCACGGGACATACATCCACAGACACCATTCGTCTCTCGGTCCGGCCCGTCTTTGGTCCTCTCCCAAGGACGTTCCCAGGGATTTCAGGATTCGTAGATACAGAGGAGTTCTCCCTGTTCCTGGTCGGCCGGACAGAGGCTGGGGTTGAACTCCCTGGGAAAGAGCTCACGGAGGGCGTCCACTACGAGGCGGATCCTTCCTCTGGCGCCGTGGAGTTCGTCCTCCCCACACAGGGAGCTCTCCAGCCCGGGGAATCCCTGGTCGCCACCTACACGGCAGTGTCCGAGGTGGGTCCTCTGGTAGACGAGGCGGCCATCCTTGCTCCGGCCTTCAAGGCCCAGTACCTCTTCATCACAACTCCGTCTCTCCAGAATCGGATCCTTGGAGCAACCCTCACTGCCCAGTACACGTTCTCGAATCCGGACAGCTTCTTCTACGAGGTCCTTCCAATGGAGGATTTCCTGGGAGAGGTCTCAGGGAAGGCTTTGGGGGCTGTGGCCTCGGACAGCGGAGGCCCCACCGACGCGTTCGCCGGTCTCCCGGACAACTCTGAACAGGGGCTCCTTGGGCTCCGTGGGGATGTGCGAGACAAGAAGGACCTGGACCGTGCCGCCCGTGCCTTCATCGAGCTCTACAACGGGGTGGTCCTGGCCTTCGAGCAGGTCTTGGAGTCTTTCGATGGGCGTGTGATCGGGGACCGGGATGGGAAGTTCCGGTTCTTCATCGGACATGACAAGAGGTACGCAGGGCCCGGCTACGAGGACGAAATCTCGGGAGACCTGACGGTTCGTCTCATCTGGAGGGAAGTCCTGGACGAGTGGTCCGGTGGTGTCGGATTCTACGAGGAAGTGGACCCGGTCTACGACCCAACTACAGCAACCGAGAAGGACCCTGTAGGGCGTCCTGGTGAGACGGACGGGGATACCCCGGACCCCGAGACTCTGGCCTCTTTCACGGTCCGTCAGAGAGGTCGTGTCAAGAACGATATGGACGACCGGCTCCTCATTGGAATGGGCCGTCCTCGAGGGCTCGCGCTCATCTTCCCAGGACTCAACGTCCCTGGGCTGTTCCGAGATATGTGGGAGCCTCATGTCTATTCGAGGCTCTTCCCCGAGAGAGCCCGGCACTTCTCGCGGCTCCTTCCCGGGATCGATGCTGTCCCGAGCGCCTCTGGTTTCACTGATCCCGGATACTACACGTCCGGCCGGAAGGTTGAGACCCCCGGTCCGGAGCCTGGAGAGACAACCAAGTCCGTTGTCCGAACTCGAGGCACTGCCATTGGGAACATCTCCAATGAAGCTCTTGGGAACATCACGGGGATCATCGAGGTCCTCGCCACCGATAGACACCCTCGGGCTCGGATCTGGAGGTTCTTCCCAGAGGGAGATGCGGAGATGGATTCCGCTCTCACATCAGCTACAGGGATAACAGTCTCCACCGTCGGGAAGGCAACCCTGGTAGCAACGCCGCTGCTTCTCTCTGAGTTCCCTGTAGATCCAGACACGGGATGGCCTGACGCAACCCAGCTCATGTTCAACCCGCTCCCGGCAGGGGCTTCCCTGTTCTCCCTGTTCACAGGGGATATCGATCTCTCCACCCCGGGATTCGAGACCGGCCAACGGCTACGATTCGGGAAGCCCGACGGGTCGGTGTTTGAGCTCAGCGATCCAAACGGCAACGGGATCTTCGTCGGGGAAGTCCAGGTAGGCTGTATCCTGACCCTCGTTGGTGTGGACGGCTCCGACCTCTCCGGATCGGAAGTCCTGGTGGACGGCACAGACCCTCTCGAGGATGTGGTCTCCGAGAACACCGGGCGCGGGGATACTATCTTCGGCGGGGAGGACCTCCTGGATATCGAGGATATCCCAGAGGACGAAGACGAGATCACGCCAAAGCAGATGCGGGAGCTCTCCCGCATGATTCCGGACTACCGAGTCCAGTTCGATCTCAAGGTGGCTCGGGGCTCAGGGGAGTTCATCGACGCTTCCCTCCCGGGTCGGGAGGACATCTTCCCACTCCCGCTCCAGGACATGCTTGGGCAGAAGCCCCCTCAGCCCCTCAGCTGCATCGAAGGTTTGGTAGAGTTCAACAACACTGATCGAAGGCCCGTCAAGCTCCCCTGCCTCAAGGGGGAGTCCGCTGACGACTCAGGGGATATCCAGATCCCCTACCTCCAGGGAACCGAGACAGAGCTCGCTATCCTCGGGGACGTAGCGGCCAAGTTCCGAATCCTCCTCGGTGCGGACACGTCCGTGGCAATGCCCTATGGAGACCAGACTTGGAAGGCTGTATATCCGGATGAGATCGTAGCTGTCGATGGCGTTCTGGTAGAGACCTACACACTGGGTCCCGACCGAGATCCCGCAACTCTCTATACAGGTCAGGACCTGACCCCTGTCGCCACAGCAGGCTCCTACACAGACGGAACGGCAATCGGTGACGGCCGAGCCTACGACCTCATCCTGGTGGAGGCGGATCAGCCCCAGGAAGCTGCCGGAGAGCTCCTGACGGGAATGACAGGGATCCTCTCCGTTGGCGCCGTATCCTCCGGGAAGGTGGAGACCCCACGGTTCGTGACCCCGACTACCAAGACGGACACCCACAAGTACACAGTGGAGAATGCGTTTGGATACCTGGGGGGCGCGTTCCCTGCGACCTCTGGCCTCACCCCCTCCGAGACGAACCCTGGGAACTGGATCACCCTCCTCGACTGCTCATCGGTGGGTGGGCTGGTGTTCGACTCCAATGGAGGAGGTCTCGCAGGAGGGTTGCTTGCCCTGGTCGCAGGCGGAAACGCCATTGTCATCCGCCTCTACAACCCAGACCCTGCGACTGCCTCCGGACAGTCCCTCATAGGTGAGGTTGTCATCCCGACCCTGGCAGCTGCAGGCTCCATCTACGTGAACGACCCCTTCGCGACCGTGACTACTCTCACGTTGGCAGGGACAGGGGTCTCGTTGACAGCTGCGGGGATCATCTCGGTAGAGACCTCTGCCTCATTGCTCTCTGCGCTCTCGGGAGTCACCGGTGGCAACTATCATGACTTCACCGTCACGATCGACACCTACATCACCAACACAACCCGTGTCTCTTCCGGGAACAACATCCCGGTGGGTTCGGCAGGGGGGTCAACCACCTGCGAGATCAAGGCGAATCGCCTCACGTTCGGTGAGCAGGTCTCCTTCGCGACAACCCTCCCTCGGAACTCCAATCCTGCCAACGGAGACGCTACGGAACTTGGAGTTTCTCTGGAGGCACATGAGTCTCCGATCGGTGCAGGGACAGCTACTGCGGTCAACGCCTCCGCAGAGGTGAACGGAGGGTCCGCTCTCACGTTCCTGGAGCGGGTTGGGCCCGACGAGGACAGCACTGTTCTCTCAGGGGTTCCCTACGTGGGAACCTTTATCCCAGGAGCAGCGGGATCCGAGGAAGGGAAGCTCCGAGCCATGGCCTGGGAGGGCCATGGGAACACGACCTCTCCGTTCACCACCGGAAGCGTGGAGGGGGTGATATTCTCGGTGATCCCCTCTTCAGACCTGGATGAGGACTCCGTGATCCTGGAAGGGGATGGAACCCTCTGGGATGCCGCCGACGGAGCTCTGACAGTGGATGGACTTCGTCATTGGATCAGCGCTGTCTCGGCGACCTCTGGGGGTCTCTCCGAGGTGGTTCCAGGAGATATCCTCCTGATCGATCAGACTACAGGGGGCGGCGGGGCGGTCGCGACAGGAACATACCTGGTCCGGCACGCCGTGGACACCAACACAGGAAATCTCTGGGAGCAGGAGATCTATTCGGACGCGGGACAAAAGAACGGATTGGACCTCCGCTTCCCTTCGGTGAAGTCAGCCATCAGCTTGACTCTCGTGGCTGAGGAGGTCCCCGAAGTTCCACATTCCCCCGAGGATTGCGGATTCCCAACCGGCGACGGCGCCACGACGTTCGTGTACCTGATCAGGAACTCCCGATACGCCATCTACGATGCGGGATCCTACACCCTTCAGTCCGATTCCGTGTACCGGATGGCCTACTCCGCTGTCTCCTACGACAGCGCCACGGGGGAGGCCACATTCACTCTGTCTACGGGAACAGCGACCGACGCCAACGGGGGGGCTCTCACCGACGCAGAGTTCCGGGACGCGGCGAACGAGTCTGGAGTCCAGGTGTCCGGGATGATCTACTTCCCATTCACCCCGCGAGCCTCGCATGGACTTCCCTCGAACAACGTGGTGGGGAGCTCCGAAGATGGCTCCGGGAACGATGCTACAGCGGGGTTCACCTTGGCTGTGATGGGAAACCGAAACCCCAGCGTCCACGGAACAACAACCGTCACCACCATGGCTTGGGACAAGACGAGCACTGCTTCCGATATCCAGTACCTGTTGGGAGACACGAGCACTCCTTCCTCCAGCTCCTTGGGTGTCAGAGTCCCGACTCCTGTCAGCGAGGCGGTCTTCTTCGAGGACCGCGCCTCAGTGAGATATGCGCGGAGCTACGCAGGAGTCTCGATTGCTGAGAAGATCGAAGGCGTCCCAACCCACGTCTCCCTGGAGGGGATGCAGGCAGCTGACTGGACAGCCGTACATTTTGACACTGGGGCGGGGCTCCCCGGTCAAGTCCTCGAGTGCCTCCTTCCTCGGGACCGGTTCATTCTCGGCAGCACTCTCGAGGAAGGAGGCACTCCTGGATTCACTGCTCTTGGGGGCGTGTTCCTTGAGCCGACTTTCGCCCGGCCCTCCACTGATTTGAATCTCGCTCGGCCCCATGTAGTATCTGACTCCCATAGCTTGGCGGGGTTCCCTGCTCAAGTTGGACATCGCAACTACTCAGACTTCGTCCCAGGGACCTATTCGGAGGCCGTTCACTTCAAGGTCCGGAGAATCCGCCGCTTCCATGAGATTCAGACGGAGATCTCTGATGCGCTGAGTCTCCTCAAGTATCTGTACGAGATCAGGCGGGGGACCTTCGGCTCCTACGTGGCTGCGACCCGAACCTTCTCCGCGGGAACGAGTCCTGCAACCACGATTGGGGACTTCAACGAGGGACGCGTCAACATCAACGCGGGAGACGTCCTCCGTATCCTGGATGTGAACGGAGCCTTGATAGACTCTGCCGAGATCCAAGGAGTGTCGGGGGCTGGGGACCTCATCCTCCGGCGGCCTGGTCTAACCGCCAGTCTGGTGTCGGCGGCCACTTTCGAGATCTACCTGGAACAGCCGATCGTTCCCCAGGAGCAGTCCAACGCCCAGCTCCTGGATTGCGTCACGGACTCTGAAGTACTTCGACGTGTGGTCGACTATCCGGGAGGAGATACCGACGGAGGATCCGCATCTACGTGGAACACGATGCAGGACAACCTGGTATCCTCCTGGACCTCTGAAGGGGTGGTAGAGGGCGACTACGTGCTTGTACAGCCGGCTGGGGAGCTCTACGACCCGTCCGAGAAGGGTGTCCGCCCCGTAGGGGATACCGGAACTGTGGGGCGCTCAGCCTACGTCTCCGGAGCCGCAGCAGCCCTTGATGATAACCGAGGAGCCTACAAGATCACCGGAATCAGTGGCGGCGACCTCGAGGTTGATGGAACCTCCCGGTTTGGAGGAAGCGATGAGGGCGGGGGGGATGACGTCATCCTTGGAGGCACGGGTGCTGAATACGTGGCTCTGCCCACCATCCACGTCAGCACCCTGGGATCCGGGAGGGAGGGGCAGAACACTCTCCGGCCGACGTCTCCTGCTGTCGGAGGCTTGTTTGGAAACCGAACCGGGAACGACGCGGTCTCCAGCATCCAGCCGTTCCCGTACCGAATCATCCGACCCAACTCCATCTTCTCCCAGGATGCGTTGGACCTGGTGTTCTTCCTGTGGGAGAGGACCCTATCCTGGTTGGATGAAATCAAGGGGATCTACGAGGAAGGGCGTGGGGGGGACTACCATGTCTTCCAGGCGGAGGACCACATCAACAACATCGGGTCACCAACTGACCCCACAGACGGAGCCGGGGTGGTGTCGAATCTGGTGGTGGAATCCCTGGAAGGTCTGGTAGACGAGACACCCTACACCAATACGTCCGACTGCCTCTCTATCCTGGGCCGGCGCTTCTGGCTCTTGGACGGCCGCTTGGATGAGGGGGGTTGGACAGACTTCGCGGATGATGGATTCGGACAGCGGCCTGTGATCCCTGACCTCATCGAAGACGTCCTCAACCTCGATGACCGGTTCCGGGACCTCCGCTACGCATGGATCCGTTTCCGGGCCGATCGAGTAGACGGATCAATCATGGAAGCGCGACGTGCCGAGGACGAACTTCCGGACAAGCTCCAACGCCAGAGAGAGCTCGTAGCCCTCAAGAAGGGTCTGGACTCGTAGAGACGGGGAACCCGACGGGCTCTCCGGTCTCCAGATCTACGAAAGGAGAGGCCAGGATCTTCTCCTCGTTCTCGATATAGTTGAAGGTGATCTCACCTCCAGGGTTGATCTGAACGAGAGCCACCAGACACCCCCCTTCTACCTTGCAGGTGGGGTTCACAGAGTGATTCGTGTATCTCCCAAACTCGTCATCTATGTGGACATCCGGAGCAGTGCGAATGGACTCTCTGGTAGGATGGAGGTACACATCCCCATCCAGGAGGCGAACCACCTCCCCGGGAGAGAAGGACACCTTGGCAACCAGGCATAGGTGTCCCCGACGGGACACGACTCTGAAGAGACTGTTCTCGGGCAGCACGTTCCCTCCGGGTGTTCGGGAGTACACTGACTATATCCCCAACACCCTACGGGAGAACACATGACTCCAGAGGAAGCCCGGAGAAGGCTCCGAGAGGCGGGGATCCCCGAGGGGTGGTCTCCCAGCACCGATGGGTTGGTTGAGGGTCTCCTCTTGGGGAGACAACGAGCTCTCCTTACCTCCCTGGAAGGGTTGGTTGAGAAGCAGATCGAGCAGGACCAGAAGCAGGTGTCAGAGCTACACTCAGCCCTACAGAAGCTGAAGGCAGGCGGGGGAAAGGCGGCCAAGAATGGCTGAATGGAAGTCCGTAGAGGTTTCGACAGAGCCGCTCCTCGAGAAGGTGCAGCCCCCTATCGATTCGCTCACCGCGGTCCTCGATTTCCTAATCACCATCCTCTCCATCGCCCAGCAAATCCTCAACGTCCTGAAAGCGTTCCTGGTAGGCCTGCTGGACCCCATCCGCTCCCTGGTTGAGCAGATCATACAGGAGATCCGGGACCTCATCCACGACCTCCGGCAGCTTGGCCTGTACATGTCGGGGGACTGGGATCTGATCAAGTCCGAGGACCGCTACATCTACTTGGTCGGAGGCTACCAGGCGTATGAGCGCCGGATGATTGGGCGGTTGCTGGACAACACGGACCCCGGACGGCCGGATTTCACCTCCTCCTCTACAGTGGTGGCCCTGTTCCTGTATGTGTCCTCTGGAGACCTGGATACGGTCATCCGACTCATCAGGGCCATCGTCAAGTTCTTCCGGAGAGAGGACCTCCTATCCTCTTCCATGCCCTATGGAACACCGAACACACCGACCATCAAGTACGGGACAGACGGAGCAGGAGTCGCAGCGTTCCGTCAGATAGGGTCACTGTCGGTGACTCCCACAGCACTCACTGTGTCCTGGTCCATGCCGGCTCCCCTGGGAGGCAAAGGGTTCTCTCCGGCCCCCAAAGGGTTCCTGATCCATGTCTCCACCATCCCTGATGGACTACAGGTGATCAGCGCCACACCCAAGGCGGAGACTTCCAGTGACGTAGAGGACCTGGCTCGGGTCCTGTCTGGCGCCGTGGATCCCCTCACCAACGGTCCTCTCAAGTTGTATGGGGGGATCACTGACCTCAACACGACGGTCCCGGACTTCTCCGACCTGGCTCTCCCGGATCCTCGAGCCCCTCTCCTGTTCCTCCAAGCTGGCGCGAACACGCCCCTTATCCAGCCGGCCACACTGATCCATGAAGGAGCCCCGCTCCTGGCGACGACGTTCTTCGCGAAGGCTGGGTTCGTCTCCAAGCTGGGGGCTGGCGCCACGTTCTCAGCTACGATCTCGAAGTCGGATCTCCCACTCCATGCCACATTTGTCGCGGGATCCGAGGGTTTCGCCGAGGTGGATGGATCTCCCTTCGAGGCCCAGACCTACTGGATCCGGATCCGGGCGGTCACCAAGGACTACATAGACGAGCTCCTCCCAGGGGTATCCGGGACCCTACAGAACCCCTCTCCCGTGTATCCTTCGGGAGCAGCCCCCTACTACTTCACCGCCAACTCAATCGTCCAGGCGTCCGGAGGCATCCTCCTCCCCGAGCAAGCATCCAAGTTCAGCTCGGAAGTGGGATACACCTGTATGACCCAGGCATCAGGGCCTGTAGTCGCCGAGTTCCCCTCCGAGAACCAGGTCAGGTACACACAGGCCGTCCAGGCAGCCATAGCTCTTGCTGTCCTGTGTCGCGCGGATCTATCCGAGGCTCCGGACTCCGGATTCCGAGAGAGCACCTACCTCCCGGGCCAGGGGCTCAAGGGCCTGGAGAACGCGGCTCGAGACATCCTGGCTCGATACGGATTCCAGCCTCGATGGTTCAAGGGACGTCGTCCAGGAGCATTCCGCCGCAAGTTGAAGGCTGTTCTTCTGCGGGTCTCTTCCGACCTGCTCAACCGAGCTCTTCCTCCAGAGGGAGTCGCTGACGCCATTGTTTCCGGGGCCAAGGACCTCTTGGGATTCGTCTGGAAGGACGCCCACGACGATTTCCCCGAGCAGACCATCCTTGAGTCCTTGGGCCTTGGAGCCACCTCTTCCTCTGAGGACAGCGGGGTAGGTGGGAACCCTTTCTGTCGGACCATCAACAAGCGGAACCTGCGTGGCCAGTACCAGGAGGGACAGGGACCCCCTCGAGCCCCTGCTTTCTCCGAGTCCCCCAAGGTAGAGGTCTTGGACACCACGGGGACGGTGGTATGGGTCTCAGGAGGGGGGTCTGCCGACGACTCTCCTGTTTTGTTCAATGACTCGACGGGAGAGGTTCAGTTCATCCGGAACGCTGTCTCGCAGTACGATGGGGGTTCCTTGCTGGACGCTGCTGTTGCAGTCCTGCAGCTGGCGGGGGCCTGGGTTTCCCGTCCCGTAGCGGATACCCAGTGGGTGACGATACGCCTTCTTCCCCAAGCCCTCACTCCTCTTGATGATCTCCTTGAGAGGCTGGACCGTTTCCTCCAGGCAGTCCTGGATGGCCTGGAGGGGATCACAGATAAAATCGTTGCCTACATCGAGGCTATCCAGGCGCGGATCTACCAGTTGCAGGCCCTGTTGGTGAAGATCCGCGCTCTCCTGAACTCCCTTGAGCTGCTCCGCTTCGGCCCTGCGTCTGGATTGGTGCTGGCCGAGTCGGGGACCGCAGGAATCGTCCAGGCTCTGGTTGCCGCAGAGGAGAAACCAGAGGATAGCGCCACCGCGTATGGCGCTGGAGTGGTCCTGGTAGCGGGAGGTCTCCCAACACTACTGCTTGATCTCCTCAAGAAGATCTTCGACGGAGGATCGGACTGATGGCGGTGTTCTCCTGGTCCTCCCGATTTCGTGAGGGACAGTGGCGTGCGTTCCGAAGGTTCATGCTGGAGGAGCGCCGGGACGTGGCTGCACGCTTCCAGGTGATAGACGCAGAACTCCAGAGAATCGGAGAGATCCAGGTCCTCTTCGAGAGGGACGAGGCAGGGAACACCACGGAGAAGCGGAAAGGGATCGTCGTAGAGCCTGCGGACTCCTCCCTGGGCAAGCTCCTCCTGGCGTACACAAGCTTGGGCGGGAATCCTCTCGACATCTCCCTGTTCCTGACACCAGAGAGGGCTATCGAGATTGACGGGGAATACATCCCAACGATGCCTGGAGGGGGTCAGCTATACCAGAAGAACATCAGATACAGCTATGATCAGGGAGTCCAGGACGGGGACGCAAGTCTCCAAAAGTACAGGCCCTCCCGGATGGGAGGCAAGGGGATCGCGATTCGGGAGAAGGACATCTCCGTTTACGTGGGGGTGGGTCGCCGTTGGATCTCCCAAGCAATGCGGACCAAGCGCACCCGGCTCGAGGAAAGGATCATCAAGTTGATGGACCTACGGGAACAGCTGGAACAGGAGGTCCAGGACATGATTGGAGCGACTGGGTTCTCCTTGGGCTCCAACTTCTCAACTGACGAGTACAATCCGAGTCTCACGGCAGCCAGCATCGCGTATTTCTTCGACTCGACGTTCCGTGTTCCGGATTCTGATGACCCCACGTCCATCCCGGTTGACGATACAGCTGACGCAGGACAGTCCGGCTCCTTGAACACCAGCGTGTTGGCCGGTTACGACTCGTTGATGGTAGACGAAGACGAGGAGGAGAACACCGCTCTCTGACGGTCGACAGCCAATATCCAGGCTCCCGCGTTCAAGGAGATCGGATATGAAGCCCTCTGCTGCACGCGTCGCCAAGAAGTGGAAGAATCTCCCCAAGGGCTGGACCGACGAGTCCGTGCGGAAGTTCTGGGACACGATGACCAAGGGAGCTCCGAAGCACCCAGTGACCAAGTGTATCAAGGAGATGGACGGCAAGGTCGGGGATCCGGGGGCCTTCTGTGGGGGGCTGGCCGACTGGATGGAGGGGAAGTCTTGGAGGAAAGAGTCCGCGACCATCAACGACTCCGTCACATACACAGGTTCGGATGGAGATATCACATATACGGTGGTGGAAGTCCGGGGGGCCATCTACAAGGTCCGTGCCCGCCATTCGGAGAAGGGAGAAGCCCCGAAGCTCCTGACTTTCACCAGGAATGCATGGGACAACCTCCTGGAGCAGGCGGACCGTCTTGGGCCCCGGTTCGCAGGAACCAAGGTCGCGAAGAGGATTCGGATCGTCTTCTACGAGTGCGAGCACACCGGAGACGCCCAACACTACCAGGCAGACCTGGAGAGCAGCGGAGCGCGGGTGATCACCCGACGCCTGGACCTGGATGAGGAGACCTGTTCGTTCCTCATCAATGTCGACGACCCTCGGGACTTCTCGAGACGCTTCCGGGATACAGTATCCGCTGAGTTTTCCAACCTTGGATATTGATGTCGGGGTAACACCAACTATGCCTTGCTATCATGTCCAGCTGGAAACCGAGAGCGATACCTACGGCTTCGAGGTATGGACTGACGACTTCAACTACGTGGACCTGGCGCGCCAGGGCCTTGCCAAGATCATCGGTCCTGAGCAGGCTCAGAGAGCCCATGTAGGGGGTTGCTCCAACATCGGATTCGATCCGGATATGGGTCGTCCCAAGATCAAGCGGATCTTGTGATCCGGGAACTCTCCCTCAAGGACCACACCGAAGAGATCCTATTGCTGGCGACCCCTGGATCCGCCGAGGACTGGGGAGACTTCGAGGTCTTCCGAGGAACCAGCTGGGAAGGCGGGGTATGTGTGGTCTCCGGAGCGTCCTATTCCCATGCCCTCCATGGACATCTCATACCTCTCCTCCGAGAGTTGGGGAGAGACCCCCGCGCCTCTGGGAGAAGGGTGTCTGAGGAGGAAGGGTTGTGCGGGGTTCGCTCTACCTGTATGTCCTGGAACCCCAAGCTCTGTCGACCTGGCGGCCAGCACAAGGGATCCCCCGGCCCGCCGACTTGCTACGATGCCCCTCTGGAGAGCCCGGACCCCGAGGTTGCCCACCTATTCCGCCGCGTAGCCCTGGCTTGGTCTGAGGGGCGCCACACTGTGGTGGTGGAGGGCCCTGGCTTCAACTATCGGTAGAGTAGTCTCATGTCACTTCCTGATCTATGGGACAACTGCTATGATGGGAAGGCTCGCAGCCTGCTCTCTCCTGAAGCCTTCCGGAACGAATACTGTCGGAAGTGTATCAACTTCGGATGCAGGAACGCCCGTGGAGAGGATAGGGGTCTGACTCTCTGGGACAAGCGGATGTCTACCCAAGCAGATCGTCTGCTCCACAACCCCAACTTCGGGAACCCCCAGGATCCAGCGTATCGGAACGTGGTACAGGCCCAGTTCCAAGACATCGTACAGAAGGCCCTGGCTATTGAGGTCGCGGAGAGGAAGGGGGACTGGTCTATCCCCACCCCAGAGGAAGTTGGGACGGAGGCTGCGTCCTTGATTGGACTGACCCCTTCAGGATTTCGTAGCACCCCCGAGCCTGATGATGTCAAGCCCCCAGAGCGCCTCGTAGATGAAGTCAAGGTCTCCAAGTTCGAGAGGATGCAGGAGCTCCAGCAACTTCCACCCCCTCCCGAGCCAGAGGGCCTCTGGCGTGTCCAAGGGTCCAAGAAGGGAACCTTCTACGAGGTTTCTCAGTTCCCTGGGGATGTATGGAGATGCACCTGTCCTTCGAGAGAAGATCCGTGCAAGCACATACAACACATACAGAAGAGGGTACGTCGACTCCCCGTTCCGGAGGCTCCCAAGAAGGTCGAGCCTCCAAGGCTCCCCCCACCGGCCTCAGCGGCTCCCGTATGGGCTCCGGGACAGGGGCTAAAGAACACTTCTGAGCCCTCCCAGGGGATCATGGTAGGGGGTGGCAAGCCCTCTCCCTCCGAGGACCCCTGGGCCCCGACACCGACGCCAAAGGTGAGGGAGCGGAAGATATCCGTTGGGGGGAGAATCAGATTCAAGAAGAGTTCCGGACCCAAGAACAGGTAATCAACCCCGTGATGACCCAACCAACCATCCTCAGCCTCCTCGGAGCCGTCAACGAGAAGTTGGCCGCGACTCCAGAGGGGCGAGACATCTTCGATCGCCTGAAGAGGGGTGAGATCGACATGGAGAATGCAGCCGTTGCTCTTCATGACATCGCCGCCCGGTCGGGATTGATTCCAGACCTGACCTCCCTCTCCAAGAGGTTCTCCGAGATCTCCCCCGGAATGCTCAAGGGAGGCCGCCCCGTAGCGGTCAAGCTCACGGGATTGCCTCAGCTCAATCCTCTGGTGGAGGCCGCCATCATGGAGCGGGCCTCCCTGGACGGAGATGTTCCCGAGATGAGAACAGGGCAACTCCCTCCGGAAGGACGTCCCGCCGTCCCGGTGATCGCCGATGTAATGGAGCCTGCAACCCTGGGCTCCATGCTCGAGACCGCCTCGGAGCATATCTCTCGGAAGCTGGTAGCGGCTCGGGCGGGGCACACGGAGACCTGTGGCCGGCTCATTGAGCTTGCTCGGGAGACCGCAGCGCGCAATGGAGTGGATCAGGTCACGGCCATGATGATCGCCTCCCAGAACTTCCCTCCAGTCCCTACTGGAGTTCCGGGCTACGAGGCGGGGCAGGCCCCCACAGCACTCAGGATAGCGGAGCCCAATCCACTGGCGATCGCGGCTCTCCCAGAGACCCAGAAGCGCGCCCTGTCCTTCAAGGTCCTGTCAACGACCCAGGGACGCAAGTCTGCCGCTTTCTGCATCGAACAGGACCTCACCCGCCGATCAGGAGTCCCAGAGGGGAAGCCTTCCGAGATCAGCCCTGCCGTCATCTGGCAGGCCGAAGCCCACGGAGCGGAGGACCTCGGAGACTCAAACAGCATGGCCCAGGCCGCCGCTGCTTTCCTGAGGCTCCTCCGTCAGGCCTCCCGGGAAGATCCCTCGACTGTCTTCTCCGTGAGCCCTTGGGCTGACATCCCCTCGCGAAAGTTCGGGTGGGTGATGGAATACGGACCCCCAGCCAAGTAGGGAGACACCATGGACACGTTCGCATCCAACCTGGTCGGGTTCCTCCGCCGCTGGGATACCGACAGCCTGGTTGTGGTGGTTCACCCTGGAAGGGATGTCACCCGTGCCCACGCGCTCATCTCCTCGGAGTTCCCAGAGTCCGTGTTCACCACCAACTTCTGGGCAGCCGGGGACCGGGAGATACGAGTCCGGTCCACAAAGGAGTCTCCGGGGGACCTCTCAGGATACACCCTGTTCCTGTGCAACGGGGGCCAGTCCTTCCCCTCCGAGGCCCAGAGGTGTCTTCAGGAGTGGGAGACACGTGCCCTCTGATCTCCTTACTGTCCAGATCCGTGGGGGAGAGCCATTCGAGATCTCCCTGGAAGGGAATCCTCTCTTCACGCACAACGGGGCGACCACAGTCCAACCGTTGATGATCACCCCCGAAGAGGAAGAGGCCCTGAGAGGCTTAGCTCTCAGGGCAGGATCTCAGATAGAGTTTTTCCGGCCGGGGAAGCCAAGCGAGGAGCAGGAGAGGATTCGCTCCCTTCTGATGGGAGAGGCCGGCGCCGCTCGTGTATGGCCCTGTGTCCAGTGCCCAACCTGTCCGTGGGCCAACCCCTTCCACGAGTACCCTTGCGGACTGGACACCATGGAGGCCGCAACCATACAGGGACTCATGGGAGATCCCCTGTACGAGAAGGCAATCGAGGAGTGTCCGGTAGCATAGAGTTTCTTGGGCTATCCCTGTGGGGTAATGCAGGTGAGCCAGGGAGATACGATGAGCAAGCCCGACACCACCCCCAACATCGGCTGGACTGTCACCCTGGCTGGAGGACATCCCGCTTTGGTCCTTCAGACCAACACCCGAGGCCTCTGTCGCAAGTGGGCCCTCTCGGACTTCTCCACCCTCTGGATGAACAATGAACACGGCCTGTTCATCGTCCGTGACGGTGTTGATACGGTGTTCTCCGATCCAGAGCAGGCCGTGACCTCATTCCTCTTCGACGCTCTCGAGGCAGGGAACCCCTGGTTCCTGGTCCTCCAGTACTACACGGAGGAGGGAGATCCCGTCACCTCCTGTTGGCTGACCCAGGAGGAGGACACCCAGCTGGTCCGCATGCTTGACCGGTGGCTCTGCGTCCTGTCCACCCCGCCCGACTCCGAGAACACATTCGCCGCATAGGTTTTTTCGCCAAAAGAGTAGGCGCAGACCCAAACGCGGTTATACCTCAATCGTTATGACCAACGTCTCCTTCAGCACCTTGTCCTATTCAAGCTGGCTTTCGAGCCTGTTTGGCACAGGGAGGGTGCGCGAGTAGACCAACGAGGTCACCGACCAGGAACCCCCTCCGGCCCAAACGGCCGGAGGGGGTTCCTGGTTTTGGGGAACCGCCCCAAGCATCTTTGAAATCGCAAGCTCTTGTAGGTGGTTCCGCCTCCCTTCCTCTGTCGAGGGGAGAGCGAGGTCCTTGAGCAAGTCCTCCCCGGGCGACCACCTCCTGTTCCCTCCCCAGAGGGGAGCAGGGAAGCTCATCTGCGAGGATGGCGGAACGGAATACGCCATCCTCGCACCTCGCGTGAGTGGCGGAACGGAATACGCGCCGGAATGAGGATTCGGTGCCCTTCGGGGCTTGGGGGTTCGAGTCCCCCTCCTCGCATCCACTTCTGAGGGTTCTTGGGCCTCCTGGTTCAACTTGATCATCGTCATAGGCATTGAAGGCAAGCGCCCTCACCTGGGGTAGTCGCGCACTGGTGTGCCAGCTGGGCTGTAAACCCGGCGTCCGTAACGGGCAGAGCAGGTTCGAATCCTGCCGCCCCCTCTCTTTCAACACTGCCAGCGGTAACCTGGGGAACCAACTCCGGAGAACCTGATGCTCATCACCCTGGATCCCAGTCTCGAGGTCGTTCCTCGCCGCGAACCCTACAAGAAGACCTTCGAGGAGGCGCGGCAGAACTGGCTCAACTCCCTCACGGGGAAGGAGTGGGAGACCCGGCCTGTGACCGTGGACGGCCGCACCTACCAGGAGCGACGTCTCAAGACAAAGGACCGGGTTCGGGAGCGCACCGGAACGGCGAACGACCACCAGCACAAGAGCTTCTTCGAGTACGTCGCGCGCTGCTACGCGCTCCATCGCGGCGTGGTGATCGGACCCGAGACCCTCTGGTACGTGGTCCTGTCCGAGCTTGCGACCCACATCAAGGCCCACGCCGACCACTACCGGGACCTGTTCACCCGCACCCCGGGGAAGGAGAGCCTGCTGGTTCCCGGCACCGTGGAGAATATCTCCATCGAGGACTTCCTCCCCCTCCTCCGGGAGAAGTGCCCGGTGAGTCCCGACGTGTTCATCCCGGAGTTCTCGACGTCGACTCCGATCTCCCGACAGGCCACCACGGCCGCGTTCATGGACGCCGTCTCCCCGTACTACAACTACATGATGTATCTGTGCGGGATCCCCAAGGTCCGGATCACAGGAACGGTCACGGACTGGGACACCTTCCTGCTCTACCTGAGCAGCCTGACCGCCTACTTGGACAAGGCCCGTCCCTACCTGGACATCGTCGCGGCGCACATCGCCAAGATCCGGAACACCCTGGAGGACGGCGAGGCTGATCTCGACTGGTGGAAGGACATGTTCCACAACCAGACCTGCGGTTCGGGTTCCCAGAAGCTCTGGAACGGATGGCTCCGTGACTTCGTCCTGGACCAGCGCCCTCTGCAGACGATGGCGACCCTGGACAACTTCCCTACGGGCATCTCCGTCGTAGAGGTCGTCCAGCTGGAGACCCGCCGTGCCTACAAGTTCATGTACGGGGTCTTCTACTCAGTGGCGGACGAGCAGGACTTCTTGGTCCCGTACTTCGGCGAGGTCGTGGAGCGCGCAGGGACCAAGGAGACCAAGACCTCCGAGGAAGCCCCGAGGCCACAGCCCGCTCTGTAGCTACTGTGCCCCCGTGGTGGAAGGGTCTACACATCGCACTTAAAATGCGTCGCTCCTTGTGAGTTTGTCAGTTCGCCATTTTGGTTTGGCTATCGCCCGTTTAGGGCATGCCTACCAAACCTCCTGCCGTCTACACCGTCTATCAAACGACCTGCCTTGCCAACGGCAAGATTTACATCGGCGTTCACAAGACTCGAGACCCCGACGACCGTTACCTGGGCTCAGGGAATCTGATCTCGCGGGCTGTCAAGAAGTACGGGCGAGATCAGTTCCAGAAGGAAGTCCTGTTCATTTTCGAGTCTCGAGCCGAGGCATACGCCAAGGAGAAGGAGCTCGTCACCGCTGCCTTCGCCAAGCGCGCCGATACCTACAACCTGAGAGAAGGTGGGGCAATCGGAGGCTGGTACGACGGCCAGAAGGGAGAAAAGAACTCCCAACACGGAACAGTATGGATTTGGATGGGGGGAGAGAAGCCCCGGAAGGTCCGGAAGGAAGTGGTGGGGGAGTGGATGGTTCTGGGTTGGAAGCGGGGGCGTGGGAAAAGGTGCGGGCCTCCGAGACCTTCCCCGATCAAAGGGAAGGTTCGGATGTCCAAAGGCTCAGAGACACTCTACGTTCTTCCAGAAGAAGTCCCGAAATGGGAAGCTCAAGGGTGGAGGGGTAAACAGAGACAGAACCGGGTTTGGATGCATCCTCCAAAAGGGATGGCCCGCAAGATCTTCGAATCGGAAGTCCAAGCTATGCTCCAAGAGGGATGGAGTCTCGGGAGGAGACCACCTAAAACCCGCCAGCCCTCTTCCGGGGAAAATCATCCTCTTGCCAAGCTCACCTGGGAAAAGGTACGTGAGATTCGGAGAATATATCGAGAGGGAGGGACAACACAGGCGTCTTTAGCCGCCCGGTTTGAGGTCTCCTATGTGGCGATCCATCACGTTGTCCGAGGAAAGACCTGGAAAGAATCTTGATCCCGGG